ATTGTTTTATAACCACTATCCAAGAAACAGAAAGAGCTATTGATAACGCTTTCACTGAAATCATTTATTTTTTGATATATTCTTTTATTGAATTCATTAGTAAGATCATCTTTTTGTGGTGAAGAAAATACGATACAATCACGTCTTTTTTCGCAAATATTTTCGATAATATAATTAGTCAATCCCTCGCCATTTGTTCCACCAACAGATTTACCAGTCATGATAACATCAATATCAATGGTGGTTTTATCGGCAAATTTATCATAACCATCCATTAAGGTTGCGAGAGTTACGCTATTCTCTGTTACAACATCGGAACCACGCCCTAAGAATGAATGAAATGGTAATGATTGTGTGGAGTCAATTAATGCACCGGCAGTATTACTTGTGGTAAGACCTGAAATATGATTTGCCCACCAAATGTATTTGTTGTTGACATCTTTATTAATTTTATCAACATAATAATTATTTTTAAAATTAGTAGCAACCGATCTTACACGAGAACCAGTAGTTGACCACAGTAATTCGTTTTTGTCATTTGTTACAGCAACATAAACTTTATCAACAATTTTAGTTCCATCGGGTCTTGTTAATGCAGATACATCGGAATAACCAGTGGTTGACAACTCACTAAATCCGGCTTTACCAGCAAATTCCCATTTTCTCACAATACCTTGTGTGGAAGCTTGTAAAGTATTACCTGATCCACTGTAGAAATGGGTTGAATTCGCGTAAATTGTGCGAGTGCCGATATTCCATGGATTTTGGAAATAAAGAATAACATTTGCCTGATCCACTACTTTACCAGTAATTAAATTCTGACCAGAAATTGCAGCCGCGCCTTTAGCAGCAGGGAGATTGATAAACAGATTATCTCTGAAACCAATACTATTAACTAAATTAGCAGCATGAGTAGAATTGGCAGTTTGAATTGTAACTTGTTTTGCACCGCTACTGATAGACACATTAGCACTTGCTGAATTAAATGCACTTACTAAACTAGAAGAATATGCATTTTTACTGTGTACAATAGAAACGCGATAGTTATTAAAATCGTCCGTTGGAGTTCTTGAAATAAATGTAAGATTTGTATCTGTAGACCAACCATCATAATCTACTTTTGAACGCCAATCTGTATCATCATAATAAGAAACCCCTCTTTCAGAAACCATTGAAGTTTCCACAGAAAATGCTTGCTGGTTAGCGACAGAAACAGGTTTGTATGTTACATTCAAATACAGAGTTGTATCGGCAGTAGTAGAATTGTTAGCAGCAATATTTAAAATACCATTATTGCCAATTGGAAAGGAACTGGAATCAAAAATACCACCATTCACAATGCTAATGGCAGTAATAGTTCCCGAGCTATTTGTCACAATTGATAGATTAGCAGATGTAGTCGTATTACCACCAAGAACATGAATGATATCAGAGTTTGTAAATGCGCCACTTTGGCTTAAAATAGATACAGATTCTAATTCAATGGTTGATTTTGCATAGGAACTTAATGAATTATTGGCAACTCTTACAACATATATTTTGTCGGTATAATTTAAAAAATTAAATGCAGTGTAAAAAGTCTCCATATTATCGGCGGAAGGTTCACCGAAAGTTTCAATTAATTGAGATTTATTTCCAATTAATACAGGTGTATTGATAGGACCAGAACGGAAAACACCTGCTAAAGCACCCGATGGCGCTCTTGGACCACGGGCTACGATACTTCTGTCAAATTCTCTAATTTCAATGCCAGGACTAACTCTGTTAATTGCCATTTTTTTTCTCCATATATATTCTTATTCTATGTGTTATTTAGAGAAATGACAATTTTCATATTTTAATCTTCACGTAAAAATCTTTCAAATTCCCTGTTTGATATTGTTGTTATTTCATTAGTGTATAAAGTATCCATATGATCCTCCCCCATGAAAGGAAGAATTTCCTCATCTATTAAATTGAAATTTTCTCTGATCAATCTTTCTCTCACGTTTGTATCAGTCCAATCTTTGAAATAAGGCTGTTGAACTAACCAACTAAACAAGACACAGCACATTACTAAATCGTCATGATGTCCTTCTTCCGCTTGGAATGAATCGCCAATTTCAATGAACGTTGTCAATTCATCTATAATCCATTGATCTTCTACGAATAATTTATCTGTTTCAATTAATGTTTTTAAGTTTGCACAACCGATACGTTTAACTGTTTTCGTAGTTCTAACGCCAACCCCAGGTCTATTAGCAAAACCTCCACTTAAAATTTGACCGGCTCTACCCTTCATTTGTGTAAAAACCATGTGTTCATATTCTAATTCACGATAAAGAATATCTGCAACCTGTTGGCCGTTATCATTTACTTCAATACACACATATGCGTCATTGTAACTTTTTGCATATTGATAAATTATATTTGGAAAAGTTAACGGAGATATTTTGTTATTTTTATACACCGCCACAACTTCATAAGGTATTTTTGACGCATCAAAAACTACTAAAGAAGAATAATCCCCACCAACTCCACGAGAAGTATCAACAACAATTACATATAAATTATTTCCAGTTTTTGCTTGTTTATAAATTTGTGTGGTGTCATTTCTTGAAATAGGTTCAGCGGATGATAACTGCAATATTTTTTCTGGCGAAATTAAGGTATTAGATGAACCAATGAAATCACACCCATATTCCTGACGAAATTTCTCTGGCCCCATAATTCCAATTTCTTTTTGCATCCACTTGTCATCACGACCAGGAATATTTGACCAATGAACAGAAAATTGAACGAAATCATTTTTATTTCTTTCGGCGTCTCTCCAAATTTTATAAAAATAATCAATTCCATTTGGAGTTGATGTTATAATCATTTTTGTTGTTGTGCCAGAGGATAAAGTTGGGAACACTGATGCAAAAAATTCTGCTTGAATAGTTGATGGAACGAAGGCAAACTCATCACAGTACACAAGATTTCTTGCCGTTCCTCGCGCAGCGGATGCAGATGTTGCGGAAGTTTCTATTTTACTACCATTTTCCAATTCAATCATACCTTTGTTCCATTCAACAACACCTTGTTGAAGCCATTTAGGAAGATTTTCATATGCTAATTGTATTCTACTTAAAATTTCTCTAGACTGCACTGCTTTATGTGCTAATACTAATATTGAATAATTTTCGTGGAATAATGAATACCATAAAAGCAATGCGGCAACAGTTTGTGTTTTACCGGACTGGCGAGGAATTTTACATATGGTGTATCTGTTATTCACAAATGCGTTAACCATTTCTTCCTGCCAATCCCATAAATCAAAATTTATAAGACCTTTATCTACATGAATAATCTTTACATAATTTCTTATAAAATAAATTGGATTTTCTGAACATTTTTTAAATTCCCGAATTTCCTTTTTCCCATAATTCATGGGAACATTAACTCTTTTTAATTTTTGATTTCCGAGATAATAAAATTTCTTATCCATTATTGGATCATTTTTATTAATCATTATCTTCAACTTCTCCACTAATTACATCTTTACCATTACCGCCCCTCAATTGTTTCAACATATCATTTGTAGTTCCATAGAAAAAATTTTGATTTATTTGTCTATTATCATGAAGAACTTTAATATTATTTTCTCTAATATTAATATCCACAAGATTCCTGTTGGCATCTACGATGACTCGCATTAAATTAGCGAGAACTTCAAATGCTCGTGGATGCTGAGATGATTTTGCAATTTCCATTAATTCATCAAAAGACTCTGTGCCTTTATTGATTATATCTTTAATATTTTCCTTTGCAATATCCATATCTTGATATTTACCATTCTCTGGTAAAGATAGTTGTTTTTTAAAATTATCTAAAGGAGGTATTTTCAATGCTTTAGAAATTTTATCATTATTATCGTCTTTGTTCATCATCCTATATCTTCTATATTTACACTAATACCATAATCATCTGTGGCACGTATTCTATCTATGGAAATTGATAATTGTGAATTAGTTGTTGGGGTTCCATTAGCAGTTAATGCGGGAGTTACATAGGAATTTCCAGATGGGTATGAATTTGAAGTAATGGAAACCACATTTGCGCGATTGAAAGTATCGGTAGAAATCAAAGTATTGGAAGTATTAAACAATCCCTTCACTTGCATAACTTGAACTAAATTTCCAGTGCTGTATTTTACAACACCTTTTGCTGTAACATATTTTCCATTTGTTTGATAAACAATTTCACCCTGTTTAAATGCCGGGTTATTATTTGAACTAACTGCTAAATCAACAGTATTCCATAAATCTTGATCAAAAATATTGATACTATTTCTTTTAATTGTGCCTTTAGTTTTAATTGGTCCATACAATTCGGCTTTCATTACAAATTGAATTGTGGTCATTATAAATCTAGGTTGACCTATTTGATTTTCATACCGATCATTCATCTGAACATTTTGTATTGAAACTGGTATATCTTTGACGATATTTAATTCTGGTATTAGAATAACGGAAGATGTCCATTCTGGTGCAAAAAATGGTAAAATTTGTTCCATTATTTGCAGATTTTCTTCAACATTCTTAGTGTATATAGTAAGCGCAAATGTTATATTATATGGAATGAATGTTGGTACATAATTAAAATCATTTGGATTATTTGAAGTGGGCGAAGCAATTTTTTGGTGAACAGATATTTTTCTAGTTGAATCATATTGTATATTACCTATTTCAAATGACATACGAGGAAGAGTTATAGCGGTTTCATCTCTTTTTCCATCCGGGTCTTGATTTAATCTAGCTATCCATGCACTTTTTGGTCCATATGCTAAAGGGACATTTACCCATTGAATTAATTTGTCATTTGAATCAGTTCTTTGAATAAAAATATCATTAAATAATGAGCCGAAATAAACAACATATTTCTTAAAAAGTTTATGGTAGTAAAAATTATTTTTAAGCATTATTACACATTTCCAAATGGATTTTCTTCATTGAAATTTATTATGGTATCAGAATAATCTTGTATCTTTTTATTTTGAATATTTAATTCCATATCAACTTCTTTATCTGTTTCAATTTGTAAATTATTTCCATCTTCTGTTTGTAATACGGCATCTCTATCTGTTGTTATATAATCTATGCCTGTATTAGCAATAGAATAATATGTTATTTTATCATCAATTTCAGGAATACCGACAGTAATTCTTTCAGAATTGTATTCTAATTTATCACATTTCAATTCAAACACATGATTAGCACCTAAAGTAAAAAAAGGAATTCTGTTATTAACATATTTTATTTCAAAAAAACTTCCTTCAACTGGAAAATATATTATATCTCCCTCTATTGGTCTCATATTATTTTGAAAATTTCCTATCTGTTCTCTATATCTTTTTTTAGATATACAAAAATTTATTGTATCTCTTATCTCTAAACCAAATTTAGAAAGCATGTCGCCATTGCCCTGAAATCCGCTATAATCTTTTGGGTATGCTTCTATTGTATAAGCTCTATCAAAAAGAGAAATCAAATCTTCTTGAAATATTGTATCTAGATTAACAATAGTTTTTGGTAAATATTTCACGTCAATACCATGAATTTTAATTGTTTCCACAACTAAACTTTCAATTAAATTCTGTTCCTGTCCGTAACTTTTATTGAAGTGAATATTTGTTGCCATAAACTATGCCAGTAAATCCACAACAGGTAATGAGTAGGAAGAAATCATTTCAGATTCCAATTCATCTATTTCTCTGTTTGCTTCTGCTAAAATGGCTTGTCCATTAAATGTCAAACCGCCCATTAAAGGAACATTAGTATATTTTGTTAAATTTGATCCCCACTGTTTTTTAATTAATGCGGTTGCATACTTAGCCAACCATCGATCGCCCCATGCGTCAGAATAAACATCGGGATCAACAACTTGATATGCTTCAACAATGACAAATGCACCAACTTTTAATTTTGCCCAACTCATATCAATGTATAATTTATTAATATGTCTGTTATATCGTATTGGTTGTTTACCAACTAAAATTTCTTCATACATTCTGATTCTTTGCATATTGACATAATATGGGACTATAGAATCATTGGTATATTGATATAAATCATTTAATGCTATTTGATAACGAATATCAAACATATTTGCACTACTGATAGCACTACCTATATCAAATATGTTAACAACACCTATTATATTCTGTGGTATGGTAATGTATTTGTTTGTTATATCTTCTTGTGTAATTTGATATTTCAAATACATTTTTTCGGAGCCGTCAAAATGATAATCATAATACATTTTCAATGCTTCATCAATTCTATCTTGTATTTGATCATCGGAAACATTAATTTCTATTACAGGCTTACCTAATTTTCTCAGACAATATTCAATTAAATCGTCGCGGGATGATGGTACTGCCATTTTTTAATTCCTTATATTTTATCTGTTTTAATTACATATTTCACGATATTTGTATTTATTTTAATTTCAAATATATTATTTTTTAATTTTATAATATATTGTTCAGTATTTTTTAATTTTATCGTGTGCATTAGTATGATACTTGTGGTGAAATTGTTATTTGTCCTTCAACAATACGAATAACTGTATTTGTTGGAGTGTTTAATTTAATGTCATACAGATATCTATCTGAATAAACCATATTAGCAGTTTGATTGGCAGTGAGGGATGCTCTAACAATTCCATTAGAAAATGTATTGATCTGCATCGTGACAGCAGTATTTGAACTAATAAATTTTCTAGCCTTAGCAGTTCCGGTATATGTTGTCAAATCTATAATATTATTTGAACTATCTTTTATTAAAAAATCTACTTCAAAGGTTGTTCCTTGATCAATTATTAAATCTACTTTATCGGCCATACTAATTCCCCATCATCACAACCCAATTAGTTCCGTCCGATTGCAGCATTGCAAATTTTCCGGCAGTATTGACTAATATATTATTACTAGCAGCGCCACCGGCTAAAGCAACAATATTAGTAGACGTGCTGTTAATGGTTGTTGTATTTGAAGATTTAAATATTAAAACTCTTCCCGTGAAAGTCGAAGCCGATGGCATGACAACATTACAATTTGCGCTTGTATTGAAGATAACCGTGTAATCGGAATTTACCACAGTGTATGATGTGGCGGTTACAGTTGGTGGTGCTTTAAATGATATTGCGTTATTTGAAGTCAAAGAACCATTGATAGTTGTATTTCCAGAAATAGTTACTATAGTGGAAAATCCAGCATTGCCAGTTACATTTGCAGTTCCGATAACTTTCAATTTAGCGTCAGGCGTATCTGTTCCTAAACCAATATTACCATTCGCACTAATATTGAATTTTGATCCACCTGCTAAAGGACTACTATTACTAGCGTCAGTGTAAAATCTCCAAGAAATTGGAATTATACCAGTCCCCGGTGTTGTATTTCCTATTGTAGCTGTTCCATCTGTAATTGCCATAAGTCTTGCACACAGAACATCTGAACCGCCTCCATTGTCACCAATACAATCTATTCGAAAAAATTGATCAGAACTAGCAAATGTATTTCCAGATGTATCATATGTTCCAACAGTTGTTGATCGCGATTTAAATGCTATTACTTTATTAGCAGCAGTGGTGTTGTTTGACCATTGTAACATATCTAATTGGTGCGATCCACCGTTAGAATGCGTTGCTATTTTTCCTATTTGATTATCGTCACCGAAACTAAATGTAGCATTATAACCAACAACAACATATCCTTGTGTATCAATTAAAAATGGAGAAGAATCCCCCGAAACATCTTCAACTACAAATGAATTACCAGTCCCTCTTTGAAGAACTTTAAATGCAGTATCAGTTGTAGATGCATTTAAAGTAAATGACCCGGTTAATGAAGCATTGCCGGATACATTTAAAAGACCACTGACAGTTGTATTGCCGGAAGCAGTTAGTAATCCACTTACAGTTGTGTTTCCTGTTAAAGTTGTTCTTCCGCTGACAGTCGTGTTGCCAGAAACAATTAATGTGTTTGCAATAGATGTATTTCCAGAAACAGTTAAACGATCTGATACAGTTGTATTACCGGAAATATTTAGGAGACCGCTGACAGTTGTATTACCAGAAACAATTAATGTGTTTGCAATAGATGTATTTCCGGAAATCGCAGTATTACCAGATACAGACAGTAATCCACTGACAGTTGTATTACCAGAAACAATTAATGTATTTGCAATAGAGGTATTACCAGAAACAGTTAAACGATCTGATACGGTTGTGTTTCCTGTTAAAGTTGTTCTTCCACTGACAGTTGTATTACCAGAAACAATTAATGTATTGGATATAGAAGTATTACCAGATACAGACAGTAATTCGCTTACAGTTGTATTACCGGAAACTATTAATGTATTTGCAATAGATGTATTACCTGAAATAGTTAATAATCCACCAACGGAAGTATTACCGGACACGAACAAAACAGAATTTATAGTTGTATTGCCAGAAACTATTAATGTGTTAGAGATAGAAGTATTACCAGATACAGACAGTAATCCACTGACAGTTGTATTACCAGAAACAATTAATGTATTTGCAATAGATGTATTTCCGGAAACAGTTAAACGATCTGTTAAAGAAGTATTACCGGATACATTTAATAACCCATTGACGGTAGTATTACCCGAAACAATTAATGTATTTGCAATTGAAGTATTACCAGAAACAGTCAAGGCATTTGTTAATGAAACATTAGATGTTGCTGTAAGCAACCCGCTTACCGTTGTATTACCAGAAACAATTAATGTATTGGCAATAGATGTATTACCAGAAACGGTTAAACGATCTGATAACGCAACATTTGAACTAGCCACAACATTTGAAGAAATAGTTAATGTATTTGGACTTAAAATAGAACCACCACGAAGATAATTACCGGCGGTTAATGTATCGGCACCAAAGATACCTATAACATATCCATTACCAGTGGAATTGTTGCCAACAGCAGTAGTGTCAACAGTGACGGTGTAATTACTTACAATAGAAGCAATTTGATTAAATCTGTTGAACATAACATTAAAAGTGTCAACAGATACATCAATATTGGCAACAGATATAGACATTGTTAATTATTTCCCCGTAAAGTTACTAGCTCATCTAATAAATGTTTCACTTGTGATAAAGTTCTCTGTATTTCTTTCACATCATGTTCAAGAGAAGATAATTTTCTTTCTCTTTCTCTCTTTTTTCTGTAAATTTCCAACTGCTCATTACTGGTATTTAGTATAGCTTTATTGTCACTATCTCTAATTAACTCGGGGTTATCAATTACTTTTAAAAAATTATGTTTCATTATACTTGCACCGCTATCGCTCTCATATCGTCTACTCGTGGAACTATAAATGATTGATCTGCCGTTAATATTATTTTAATTGCAAATGTGTTATACCCATCAAAATAATCACCTTCATTTGTGTAATAGCGAACTACATTACTATTATTGGCATTCAAAAAACCAGTTGTGGTAGTTATTGAACTGTTACCCGTTGGAATTTTGAATTGCAGTTCCCTCATATCCGTTAATTCTACTTTACTGGAATATGGTTTAGGAGTAACTTCCTCCATCAAAGTCCAATATTTATTTGCAAACGCATCAGTATCTTCTTGATTCAATAATTTACAATACACATGAATATCAGTATTCATTGGTCTGTAAGCAGTTAAATAAACTATTAAATCCTCTGCTTCTTGTAATAATTCAACTGGTTTAGAAATATATTTATTTGGTAATTGACTACCGGATGGATTTGTTTCCAAATCAAGAAGAACAGTATTTGCTTTTGATATTCTATTATGAATTAATAACATCGATTGTTTAATATCATTCAATAATGGAGTGACCATAGATTGTGCTTCACTATTGAATTGTATTTTAACTTGTAGGGATTTTGTTCCACTTGCATAATAAAGTTCATCAGAGCGCGATCTTACATAGCGAAGATTATCAATAAATTTTTGATTTTTGTCGAAAATTAGAGGAATAAAATCTGTATCCATCGTGTTGCTAACAGCAAGCAATCCTTTGGCAGATACTTGAAGATTTGTTTTTGGTGGTATGGAATGAGCAAATTGTGCAACCGCTTCATCATATTGAACAGCAGCAAGACCATGTAAATTAGCAGCAGTTCCGGACATTTTTCCAATTAATAAAGGACTTACATTTTTAGATACGAACAATTCTCTAAAATTCATCGTGGTATTTGCAGTGGATCGATACAAAATTAAGTGGCGTGGTCCGCTAGTATAACATTCATCTCCGTATAAAGCACCATTACTATATAAAAATCCAACGGATGCATTAGTTGTTGTGAATGTTGGCGCACCATTCAATGTTATCTGTGTATTGCTACCCGGATTATTGACAATACTTAAAATTTGCCGTATATCTGTTTGTGAATAATTTTCCGTTGCCAGATAAATTAATTTATTTGCTGCATTACTGTATTCACTGTTTGCTGGATAAACAGTAATAGTTGTTGATGAAGAGTTTGTTGTAACATTGGTTGAACCAATGACACCATTTGAAACATAAATTCTTTCTCCATTCAAAAAGGAATTTCTTTGAGAAATGGAATCTCTCACCAGATAATCGGTATTTGCATTTGTGAAAATTACATTACCACTATTAGAAGAAAATACCGCACGGGAAATAGTGAATTTTAAATCTTCTTCTTGGTATGCGGTCCATGTTCTACCATCAGATGAAGATAATAGAACACCAACAGAACTATTAGTTTTAATTAAAGTCTTTGATGCCGATGATTGATCTACTTCACCTATTTTTCCTGTCCATAATTCATAATCAGGATGATCGCCATCGGCGGAAACGACAATAGCATATTGTGTGTGACATTTAAGAAAAATGGGTATACCAAATGTAAATCCCACACCAGTGCTACCATCCGTTGATGTGTTTATTACATCGGGCAGATACCTACATTTTGCAAATGGTATAATATTTGATGTAGGAATACCATTTTCAACTTCATTAATCGTTACAGTAATACCTATATTATTATCAGTTGGTTTTTTTGATAAAAATAATGTAACATCTGTAACATAAAAACCAGTATTTTCAAATGTTGGATCAGTTACATAAAAAGTTTGTGCTAACATATATTATCCTTCGTTACTAACGCCATCGCCAACATATGTATCTGTTGAACCTAAAGATTCTAAAGGAACTAATTTAAACCACCCCGGACCACCTTCGCCGCTTAAATCAACTACTTGCACCATTATACCAGAACCATTATCCGCACCATTGTAGAAAGCATTATTAGCATTGTCTGAAATGGCAGGCGCAGTATATGTAAATTGAGAAGGAACTGGCAATCCAACAAGAACCCCTGGTGGTGCATAGGTTATTGGTGGAAGAGAAATAGTAGCCGGTAATTCGTTTATTGGTGTTACGGTTGGATCGGGAGTCGTTGTTGGATCAGTATCACCAGAGGCAACAATAGTTGTAGTATTAGTGATATTATTAATGGTTTGATTTATCTGTGTTATTTCATTTATTATTTGTTGATAGGTGTTATTATTTGTTATATTTGTATTGTATGTATTATTCATGACAGGGGTTGGTATAGACATAACAGGGCGAGTTATTGCAGAAATTAAATCAACATCGTGTGGTTGCGATTGAAGATTTATTGAAGATTTTGCAATATCAATATTACTTCCATAGAAAATAGTAGATGCCTCGGATGTCATAACCTCAGAGGAAGTAATTGGATTTGTTATATCGCACAATTTGAAAATTCTTTCCCCTGTTCTAAAGATGCCTTTAGGCATAAAGAAAAATCCATACAAATTACCGGTGCTATCAGTTTTCAACTGCGCGCCCAAAGTTTTAGTGACAGCAAAAGAAGAATTTGCTTCCTGGCAATATGAATTTATATCTATATTGTCAAAAAACGCATTCATATTCGTGTTTGGTTTTAATCCATTAGCAGAAAATTTAATTAACAATGGATCAAGATATGGTTGAACTGAAATATCTTGTATCAAATCGTTAAATGTAAATGTTGTTCCCGCTGATTGAGAAGGATTAACTGTGGCACTCAAATTAGAAGAAAGAGGAATTTCCGTTCCTGTATCGGTAATTCTATATGATGCACCAATTAAAACCTGATTTGTAACTTTGACATTTCCTAATGTTGCAAATTGTGCGGTCAGTGCAGGATTTGTTGTAACATCTATTTTATGCGACCCCGGAGGATTTAATGAAACTGTACCTTTGAATCTGAAAATATTTCCTTCCGACACATTTCTTTTTTTGCTTGCACCCAACTGTGTTAAAAATGGTGAACCGTAACCACCAAATGTTAGCACCCTATTTGGTATCATATTTTTATTATGAGTATATCTACCAAGTTGAACAACATTGCTCTTTGAATATACATCCAACGGAACATAATTTATTATTTGGCGTGGCGCAATTTCACTATTAACTAAATCAAACCCACATGAATAATTTATAAATTCAACATTATCAGTGTCAGCTATATTTGCATCATCAAATGGATCGGCAAGGAAGCCATTTTTGAAACGATCATTACCATTAGCGTCAAGAACAGAGATTTGTTTAGTGTTCAATTCTAACATATTAAGAGTGGTGTAATATTCCAGTCTTTTAATTCTATCTTCAAGAACACCAATATCTCTCATGGTAAATCTTTTGATTTGTTGAACTGTCAACAGAACTGCGTAATCTGGTCTACGATATTTTAGTGAAAAATTATATGGAAGTGATGGGTATGGAGGTATTTTCAAAATACCCAAAGTCATTGTATTTGGTTTATCATTTGGGGTTTTTGGAGTTAGTGAAGCTTTACCTTCAACCATACCAATAGTTCCAGTCGGTTCCATATAGACTTTATCCACTCTACCTTTATAGAAAGTAAAATCCGTCACAAATTCTTCATCAGGAACAAATGAATATGCGCCACCGGAAATAATATCAAATGTAGAGCTATTTGATGGGTTAATTGTAGCAGTGTTTACAGTTGTTGCACTATTGGCGGTATTTGCAAGTATTGGTCTAAAATCGATGCAATCTCTCAAATCTAGTAAATTACCACCGGTTGTCATATATCTAGGAATTTCCATGGTAGTTATAGCAGTCGTATTTGATGTGTTAGCGTCATCAATTGGATAAGATTCAACTGAAAGGAAACCAACCCCACTTGATTTATTATGAGTAAAATGGTGTAATTTTACTAGTAGTCTATCTGTTGTGGAAAATGTTTGTGTGGTGGATTTTTTAAGATATGCTAGATCATATCTATCATCTCTCTGACCATCATCTAAAGTAAATTGGTTTACAATGTTTCTATTTGATGTACTGTATTCTCCATGAACAGAAGAAGAGTTGCCAATATAAACACCGGCAACTCGTAGAACATCAGGAATACCTAAACACCATGGTCCAGTTGTGTTAGATGCCAAACTAATTTTGACATATCTATCTTTATTAATCACCTTTGACGCACCAACCGCCGTGGAACGTTTCAAATTATAATACACGATTGTGTTCAAATCAACGTTGAACGCAGTGCCCGGATAGATGTTGGCAGACGTTGTATTAGATACTGAAATATTGGCAGTTGGTTTTGCCATATTGAGAATACTACCAGATGGTATATGTCTCTTTACTGTTGCGCCAGCAGGGAAAGTTCCAACGAAATTTGTATTAACCGTGAAAACAGTTGAATTCGTCACAACAGATACTTGTCTAAGCTCTGATGCAGTTGAATTTACAACGTAGACAAAATCTCCGCTCTGTAAATAATTCAAACCAGAACTAGAATTATTGAAATCTGTTCCAACGCCAGTAACCGTATTTCCGCTGGTTGAAACTGTTCCCGTCAAATTTGCAGTATTTGCAGAGCCGGTTGCTATTATAACGAAATCTGCTTCCGCTGTCGTTGATAGTGTTCCACCGCCATATGGTAATTCTTGACCTGATGTTCCCACACCGCTTGATGGAATAGTTAAAGTAGCAACAGAACCTAATGATGCTGTGAATGTGACAGTATTGCTTGTTCTAAATGTGTAATACGTTGTGTAATCATTAGGGGCAGATTCACCGTTTCTCAAATTTTTAATTGCGTTTTTACCTAAAGGTAAAACTAGGCTGGAAAGATTTGTTTCTTGTAAAACGGCATTTCCGCTCGTTAGAACAACATCAGCAAACCCTTTATTACCACCAGAAATACCATAGATAGAACGAACATTTTTAAATGTTTGCCCACTATTCATTTTAATATTTGACAAGTATAATTTATACTGCGCACTACCCAACCCAGGCGTTCCACTGTAATAAACAATAGTTCTTATATTTGCAGTGCCTATTTCAGAACCCGGTGCAGCACCAGATGTTAATGTTCCTGTTGATACAGCATTTGCAACAGTATTACGTAAACTAACTGATCCTAAATTATTAAAATCAAAAGACCCGGCCAATTCATTGACAAATACGTAATTACCGAAATTTCCAGTTATGGTAACATCTTGAACTATTTCAGTATCATTACCCTTCCTTGTTGGAATGAATACTTTATCTTCGTATTCAATTCTGTAACCATGCACATAACCAATACCTTTGTCAACTATTGTATTGAAGTGTGATGTATTACTGGAAATAACCTCTGTGCTTACAGGAAATGGATTTACAACGTAATTACCGCTTTCTTCATATGTTCTACGTGCCATTTCAACACCAAGAGAAGCATATTGTGGATCGATGTATGTGCGGGTTGCATTACCGTATTGAAAATCTGCAACGGAGAAGAAATCGGAAGTATCTGTTGAATCTACATTTGAAGTTTCTTTAACAACCAACGTGGGAGTTAATTTTAATCTATGTGCGCCAGGAGCGTTGTAGTTAAAAGACCCTTGGGAATTATCCAGTAGGGAAGTGTCAATTTCCGGAGTTATAATTTCTTCAACTGTGGTGAAACCAACAGTAACTTTGTGTGGTGAATTATTATATTTTGAAACTATTAATTTTTGTGAATCCACTCCAATAAAAACACCACGATGAAAAACAACGCCGGATGTAACAGAAGCAGAGAAACTATTTCCGGTTGCAGAAGAAGTGCTGTTTGCAACATTTATAATACCAAAATTTACATTTGCAGTGGTGTAAACATTCAAAATTTCATCTGCGTCAAATACAGATTGTTGTGCGCCATTTGAATATATTCCACTATTAATATATTTAATATATGCGGTTTTTAAGTCTGGTGGTGTTCCCTCCGAACCATCTGTAACAGAAAAAACATAAGCTTTCAGTGTACTATTTGCTACTAAAAATTTACCTTCCAAATCAGATACAGAAATAGCCGATCCGTTAGTATAATTGTCAGTTACCTTAACATAATTCATATTTCTGTCAAAAGAAATATCACATCCATCAACAATACTACCATCGGTAAATATGTGCTTACCAAAACTTTCAATTTGATTTTGAAAGATTGATTGAACTTGTGTTAATTCTCTAGCCTGAACAGCAGTTCCCGGACGAAATAAAATTCTGTGGAATTTTTTATCTGGATCATAATCATCATAATATGGAACTCTATTTAAATCTGTTTGTAATGGCATTTATAATCCTTAAAACTTAATTAGTAATCTAACTGTTTCGCTTGTATTCGCGGATCGTGTAATATATTCTCTATTTTCTATATATAATACATCCCCGCTTTCTCTAACTAATTCTGGTTTTATAATAGTATTGCTGTATGCAATATAACCGTTAGCAGTAGAATTAATTCCGTATATGTAATTTGTATTACTTTCAGCCCATGTTCCGTCATAATCAGAAAGCATCAATACAGGAAGAACTAAATTAACATTAGCACTTGCACTAGAACTTTCACCTGTTATGGAATAACCTGCTTGATTTGAAAAAGTTCCAACAACACTTGTAAGTTTCATGTGAACAGAATTTGAATAACGCATAATTCCGGTTGCACCACTTGTTGTTTGTGTAATTTTTTCATTTTGCGTAAATGGAATTGCGTTGCCACTTATACGAAGATCAATTTCATCTGTCGTGGAAAAAATTACCGCATCACCTAATTTAGTATTTGTTATATTTGCCTTAAATTCAACAACCTCATTATTAGTGAACGATATTGTATTTGATGAAAGAGTAACACGGGCAAGTTGATTGAAACGCGAAAATGTAGTTGGTTTTGTGTTAGATGCTAAACTAAAGGATGCTGCGTTTGAATAAGTATTTGTCGAGGAATCGTATATAATTTGTCCAACAGCGAATGTGCCCGATGCATTTGTTATATTGACAGCGTTTGAACTAACTGCAACTAGAATACCCTTAGCACCAGTATTTTGTTGTTGAATTATTTGTGTTCCGGGATTTTTACTAAATGTAAAAGTATTAGATAATCTTACATTTGCTGTTGCGGTTGATTGCAATCCTTTAATATTGTCACTGGCAGTGTTCGCTATAAAACTTCCCTTAATATCATCCAAATATATTGAAGCATTGGAACCGTTTGTTGTCACCACTAAAATTACAGCAGTTGAATTTGTATTTTGCTGATATACTATTTCTCCATTAGTGAAACTTCCCGATATATTATTTACAGTCAACAATCCTCTTTTAAAATTACCATTAGCGGTCGGTGTTGTTATAGTTACGTCATTAAATAACGGATTGCGTATTAATCCAACTGTTCTATATGTTCCGTATGATGGAAAATCATATGATTCATCTGATGCTTTTCCAAAATCAGACACAATCATAACATAATTTCCACCAAGTTCATCAACAGGATCATGCCCGTGACCTCTCACGGGTCCAATGGACGCTCTCAGTGTGGCGCCATTACCATATGTCGAATTGGCTGTTACTGTGACGTTCGCCTGTGTATAACCAGTGCCAGGATTTATTATATTAACAGTCTCAATACTATAATTAGATGTATTGATAACAGGATATGCTTTTGCATTATACCCGTCGCCAGTTATCGTAATAGTTGGAGCAATTACATATTCTGTATCATCATTAGGAAGAGAAGATACTGATTTAATTTTGGCGCTGCTTCCTGTTGTAGTGGTTATGTAATCACCAACCACAAATCTTCCACTAGTTTCATTGAGAGTAATGGATGGACGCGATACAACAACAGAAACATTTGCAGTTGCATTTGATGTATAACCAGAAATAGTAAATGTGGTTGTGGAATTGGAAGCTTGAAATCCGGGTCCTTGAACATCAGAAACTATAACATATGTATTTGAAACATACACAACCGAACCATTGCTAGACGATCCAGGCTGTGATACAACTTCACCTATAAAAAATTTTCTATTTATATTAGCCAAATCTAATTTAACACTATTTAAATCAGAAAACAGAATTGTTCCACTAGCATTATTATTTGAACTGTATGTTACATACGCAGCAGACGGAACTTTATAAAACACATTAGCGGTGTAATTTCCATTAAAACCGGAACCATCAATTGTCAAACTTGTACTATTTGTTATTGATGTGACGCGCCTAAAATAATCACCAATTTGAATGTAATGAGGTAATGTTGCAGTGGGGAAAAATGTGGTAAAATTTGTTCCGGTTCCAACTATAGTATTAGATGAAGTATTCGCTGTCACAGTTCCAGTTCCAAGAACGGGAGAATCGCCGGAAGTTATGGCATAATTCGCTGTGAAATTTCCAGAAATTTTCTTTACTGTGAAATTATTTTTATCAAGAGTTGTTCGTATAATTTCACCAGTTGCACCGGTTGAACTTTGTGTTATGGTATCACCAATATCAAAGGTTCCTGTTATGAAGCTGATATTCAAAAAATAAGTTTCTTCTGTTACAATATCACCAACTAGGAATGTTCCACTTGTATTGCTTAATTCTAAATTAAATGAAATATCTAAAGAATCTTCTAATTGAATTGCTTTTGTTGTGGCATTGTAACTAGTAATTTTTGAAATTTGACCAGAACCTAAACCACTTTTAAGATATATTGAAGAACCTGTGTAATAATTAGAATTAGAAGAAGAATTAGCGGAATCTATAATAAGTTCATTAGCAGAAGTAACAGACTGTATAAACCCTGTTTGATAAGTGGACCACAAGGAACCACCGGATACAATTTTAATTATATCAATACCGCCCGGATTGGCAGATTGTTGAACCGTTGTATTTGCAACAATTGGAATATATTCTCGCGTGGCGAATTTTCTCATTGTGGTGTCATCAATAGTGTACATGTATTTCCAAACATAATTATCACTAGTTCTGAAAATAGAATTACTAACTATCAATGGTTTGATGGTTGATGTTGAATTTTTATTATTGTTTAATACTTTATACACATGTTGTTCCGGCGTGACAACAAAAAAATTGTTACTATATAAATTAGAATTATCTTTATCGTAGGTGGCGTAAACAGTTCCGGATGTCCAATTATATCGAGGAACCATGTATTTCACATCATTTATTGTGACATTTTTTCCAAACAAAATGTGATTGTAGATGGAATGTTCCGTTGAATCAATACTGGTATTAGTTGTAGGAGCGGACGATTCATCGGACCATGGTTGATGATGCGACGCAAACATATAATAATTAGTATTTGTGGATAAGACAGAATCCACAAATTCTCTAGCATTATTAATAGAATGTTTTTTTGTTAATTTACCCGCCATTAAAAATTCCTAATTAAATTATGATTTTACTGTATGTATTAGAAATATATGAATTTCCAAATGGAGAATCTATAATTAATAATGTGTTATTGGAAATACTATTTACAGTTCGTTCATCACCATTAATAAACAAAATATCTCCATTGGAGAAAAATGTTGAAAAAATTGTATTGGTTCCGGTTACGTTACTTGAAGTTGTATTAACAGTGATTGTTCCTTGTCCGGGTATGCGCAATTCAGATTTTACTAAATTACTATCATCATCTAATCTATTTGATGTAAGCAGAAATTTACCAAACATCTCTGTTCCAACAGGATGCACCAATCGTCTGACAATATTATTATATCTCTCATAATTTATGTCACTTTGTATTTCGTATGAATATTCTTGATAATATCTACTATCTTGCAATTTTTTATCGGAGGAAAGAAAACTTCTGGTTGATTTCCAATAGCCGCTTTTCTTTCCTTGTTTTAATAATATTGCTCTACCAGTAATACTAAAACTAGAACCATCTTTTTGTAATGTTAAATATTCCCCTCTCTCATACCCATATCCACTATCAAT